AGTAGATCCATCACCATTACCAGCATCAACTTGTGTGCCACAGTATTCACTTACTGACTTAAAGGTAAATTTATTTAAATTTGCTGCTGGAATATTACAGCCATATCTATCATTTGTAAGTATGTCATACAGAATCCAAGCTGGATCAGTTGTCCATGCTTTGTTAGTTGCAAAAGTTCCGTTCCAAGTTCCACTATAACTCAAAGAACCATCAGCTAAATTGACAGTTGCATTATTTGGAATAGATACTTTAATACCTCTAAGCCTAAAACGCCTTGATGGAACTCTTGGGAACTGTTCTGCGTTAAGTCTTAAAGCGATATGTGCGGTGTTTGGATATGCGTTTTGTTCAAAAATTATATTGGTTGCAGTATGAAAACTAAAAGCATTTACTAAAGTTGCCTCTGTGCTGTCTGCTGTGACTCTTTCTACTCTTACAGAAACAGGGAAAGATGTTGTAGAACTAAACTCAATTAAATAATCTCTTAAATAAGCATTTGTTGATCTACCCTTTACAGTATCATCAATAACAGTAGTTGTAGTTCCGTCATTTTCTATAGTTTTAATTCTTAGCTGTACTTCTGTTCCTTTAATATCTCCATTGTCATCAAAAAACTGTATAGATGGAAATTTAATTGTTGCTCTTACAGCATTTATAGTATTAGAAGAAACAGTATGAGTTACTGGATTTGAAGTTGTAACAGTCGTACCTATGACTGTTTCAGCTTCAGTTGCATTTATGCCAGAAATAAAAGTTTGATTACTTGAACCTAATCTAAAATCAAAATTAACATTTCTATAATTAAAATCTGAATCTGCAGGGCTACTTACATTTGCTGCTGATTGTAAAATTGAATTTCTATTTAAAAAAATATCTTTTAAAAAAGAATTTTTATATTCTGTAGATGTTGTATCTGTTATTCCATTTTTTGATGCTGTTGCACTGCCCTCAATTAATCCTTCTGAAACTACATCAATTAAAGTATTAAATTGTTTTGAGGATAAGGCATCTGCTGGTAAATCAGGGTTGACTACCGCTTGCATACCAAAAACTTCTTGAAATGCACCAAATGAACCACTCGCTTGAGCCATTAGTTTTCACCCTCCACTTGAACAGTATCAATTCCATTTGAAACAGTAATTGAACCAACCATAATTTCTCCAAAAACTAAATTAACAGGAACGCCAGCCTGACTAATATTGCTTAAGCCTGTGAAACTGTAATTACTAGCCAAAGCTGCTGGATCTAGCCTATCCATACCACTTGCAGCAGAGTTTGTGTTTTGTCTTTGAGGTGTAAGCATTTGAGTAACTCCACTTACAATCATGCTTGTACCAATTGAAGTTAAAGCGGTAGTGGCAACAGTTGCTAAAAGTTTGCTTCCTAACAAAGTTTTTCCTATAGCACCAGCACCAATTTTAGATAGCAATCCTAAACCAAGAGTGAAAAAGAAATTTCCATGAGCTAAAGGCACAATTTTAATTTCATTTGTACTTTCTAAACTAAGTAAATCTTCAGTTATCTCAGTTGATCCACAAATAATTCTATATTCTTGATTCATCATATGCCTTTCAATTCCTTTAAAATTACATTTTAAAAAACTAATAACTTCAATTACATTTCTTGCATCAGCTTCAAACTCAGCTTGTCCTAAGAATTTTCGAAGCCTTCCGTAAACTTTTATTTTTCTTAGCATTTGACCTCGTTTGGCTCTATTTTAATCATACGATCAGTTG